CAGCCATGTCTGTCGTCGGCGCTGGCGCACCAGCTTATTTATCGGTCTCAATGTCCTGCGCCGAAATAGGCAAACAAGACCAGCAGGAGCGTCGAACCAATGGTCCAGCGCAAAAGTGTGCGAGCGAATGCTTTCGCTGGCTTGTGCCTGGCAGCAAACTGGCCGGCATTATCACGACCAAATAGCTCGCCCTTTGCTGCCGCAGTGGAGCGCTCAATTACTTCAACTGTGATACCGCCGCTTGGCACAACGGTGTACTGCAGTATGCGAACGGGGTCATCCCTGCCTATGCGTTGGTACATTTCGCTTGTGGCCTGGGACGTCTGGAGACGCAACCCTTGGAGGATTGCTTGGCTCTGTCTGATCGTTTGGTTCATGGCTATTCCTCAGTGTGGGTTGCATGTATTCGTCAGCACTCGGAGTACCTGCTGGTTGCCGTTAGTCGCAGGGGAGAGTGCTGACGGATAAAGGCGTGAAAAAGAAAGGCCCGTTGGACGTTCGGGCCTTTCGCAGATGCAGTGATCTTTAGGCTATGGTCTATTTCATGATGGTTATCCTTGAATGCGCGCCCTGGGTATCTTGGCGGGCGCTCGCGGTACTCTGATTTATTGCATGCAGGTGGCCGGTATAAGCCGGGATTTCGTCCGCATCGGTGAGCTCTGAAGCGATGGCACAGAGACCATCCAACAATCGTTGTGCTTCAGAACTCACCGATGCGGCCTGGTGCTGGGGAGTACCAAGTGCTCGGGCAGTTATCGTCAGGCTGACGTGCAATGATGCAGTTCGTCCTATCGCCGCCGGAGGGGCGGGGCACATTGCTTGCCGGTCATTCACACGGTTCTGGTGTTTCACCATCGATCAGCCGTCCAGGTTGTTCCTGTCGTTGGCAGGCCTTTGGGCCTGTCTGCTCGCCGGTCGCCGGTAGAGGCAATGCGATTTGCTGTTTGTTGCGCTGATTGTTAAGGAGCGGCGGGAGATCCCGCATCGCCGGGTTGCTTCGTGGCGACGGATTAAATATCTCCCTAGGAGGTAATTAAGTCAACTCCCATGGAGATAAATATTCCGGCAGACATTAAAAAACCCGCATTGCGCGAGTTTTTTGGCGATCAGATATTGGCCGGGAGGCTCCAGGAGACGCGGGCGGCGCCGTCTTCTTCTCGACTCACTATTACGTGCTCGGTATCGGCTATGTCGTCAAGAAGCCGTTTCCAGTCTTCCTGGCACTCATCCGCGCCTCTTCGAATGACTGCCATCTTTCGTTTTTGGGCAGCGGGGGAACTGATGATTTTTTGGATGCGGAGTCCGAGAAGGTCAAACGAGTTTGGCGGGGTTGGTTTGTTTTTCGGTGTTGCCATCGCACTGCTCCTTTTGCATATGGATATACAGTGAATGGCTTGCTGCTTAAGCGCTAAAGATTAAGGATTAAAAACAATTATTTAGGAGAGAAAAGCCCGCAACTAGCGGGCTTCAGGAGGGAGGTACCTAGGGGGATTTATGACAAGTCGAAGGGCTCAAATTTAAATTCTACCCAGCACCTTGCTAGGGGCAAGGATTGCGCCTACGTAATGGATTTTATCGATATCAATCCGAGCTACGGTCAGCCTCTCACCGTAAGCCGAGTTGATCGACATGAGGCTGACGTCTTCTTCATTTTCGAAGAGCAGTTCTTTAACCATGCTCTGCCCATCAGTGGTGGTGACCATCACATACTCACCTGGCACTAGGCGGTGATTGGGCTCGCAGACGGCGATCCAACCACTACGAATTGCCGGAGCCATTGAGTCACCTTTGAGTCGGAGCGCATAGGCGTCTTCATCCCTAGAGTAGGTCTCAACCCATCCAGCAGCCTGGTCAAGACTAGTCCAATAGCCTTCGTGACCGAGTTGCGCCGTTCCGACAACATCGATTCGACGAGGAGCGCTGGTAATTGGCGGGCCAGGCTCGACGTTTGACTGCAATGATTCGACTTGTGGCGCAGCATTGGCGGCAATCGCCAATTCGGAGATTTCTTTCGCGATCCGTGGGCTGAATCTCTCTACGGGTATGCCGAGCATTTTTGCTATCTCAGCTGCCATTTCCTTGTTGAGCGCACGGCTACCGTTCAAGTGACTGCTTAGCGTGCCTTGGCTCATGCCTACGGAAAGTGCGATCTCTTCTTGAGTCAGCTTCTCGCCTTTTGGCGCACGCGAATTGTAGGCAGCCAGCTCCGCTTTTAATGCGGCGCACTCCGTCTTTTCCCACTCAAGTAATGGTCGTCTGTCGTTTTTCATTTCCGAAGAGTATTCCCGGTGGAGATACATATCCATCTCCAATGGAGTTGATTAAAAAAGCTCCATGGGAGATATTGTCGGTTCAGATACACCACCGGAGACCGGACAGTGCGTCAACTCACCCTCAGCCAATTTGCTACCGAGAAGGGGCAGACCAAGGCCGGAAATTTGTTAGGCATGACCCAAAGTTCAATAAATAAAGCTCTGCAGGCAGGGCGTGAGGTTTTTGTTACGGAGCACGCAGATGGCTCTTACACAGCGGAAGAGCTTAGACCGTTCCCAGTTCAAAGCGCGAAAAGGACGCGTCGCCGGATGCTGCCCATCTAATGAGCCAACTTTGAGCGCAATGGCGCCGAGAGAAAACTAGACAATGAAATCGCCAGTACTAGAAACCCGTCGCGCAGTGGTGATCGAGGTCGCGAAGAAATACCCAGGCGGCCAGGTATGCGCTTCAGCTCGCCTCAGTCTCGAACTGAAGCGTTTTAAGAATCAGGTTTATGAGAGTGGCGGCGTTGTTCCTCTTAGTGATGAGGAGGTTTACGTCCTCGAAAGCGAGCAGGGCACCACGCGCTTACCGGACTACATCTGCGCGATGTACGGCGGTGTATTTGTCCGCCTGCCTGAAGTCGGCGATCTCGACAACGTAGACATGCACCAGCGCTCTTTGCGTACTTCTGTGAAGCGCGGCCGGGTTGACCAGTTTCTTGCCCTCGCGCTGGAGGACGGCGAAATCACTGCCGTGGAAGCATCGGAGATTTTGGCCTTGCATGCCAAGCACCTAGCTGCGAGGCACGAGGAGGTGACCGCGCTGATCGAGTTGCACAAGTCGAAGCGTCCAGCCCGACCGCTAGGCGGAAAGGATTGATATGCAGTTCACGATCACGATCAACCAGGTCAAAGCGCTGGAGTGGGGGTTGAACTCGCAGCAGGCGTTGTTGTTTTCGTTTGTCTACGAGTGCCCTAGCTGGGCAAGGCCAATCAAGACCGATCACGGGATTTTCTTTGCCTTGAGCAAGGCAAAGATCGTGGAGGAATTGCCCTTGCTCACCGACAAACCGGATACCGCGTACAGACTTCTCAAAGGGCTCGAGACCGCAGGGTTGATCGAGCTATCCCACACTTCAAACATCAGTTTGTTTCGTTTGACCGAGAAGGCCAAAGAGTGGAATCGCAAGCTGGACGGGTCGGAAAAATATCCGACCTCTGATGTGAGCCAAGGTCGGAAAAGAATCCGATCTACCTCGGAAAAATCTCCGAGCAAGGTCGGAAAAATTTCCGAACAGGGTCGGAAAAAAATCCGAGAAGGGTCGGAAAAATCTCCGACAAATCAGGGTACCAGTAATCAGGGTACCAATCAGGTAACCAGTAATCAGGAGAAGCAGGGCGCTGACGCTCCAAGCAAATCGCCAAAGTTTGATCCGCTGATGGTCAAACCGGAAAATGTCAGCGTCGAGGTGTGGGCCGACTGGTGCCAGCACCGCAAGGAAATCCACAAACCCCTTACCGCCAAAAGCTGCGAACAACAAGCCAAGGCCTTGGCGGCACACCCAGCCCCCGATTCCGTGCTGGTCCTTTCGATCAGCAATGGATGGACAGGGATCTTCCCTGACAAGCCGGTCGGCCTCGCACATTCACTTCCAGTCAGTCGCCACTCCGGCTTCGACACTCGCGATTACAAGGCTGGCACCAAGGAGAACGCCAATGGCACCTTCCGTCTCTAATCTCAGTGCTCACATAGACCGCAAATTCCGCGTCATCGGCCGTAAACCAGCGAGCTGCTTCGATCATGGCGATTACTCGGCGGTCATCCTCAAGGGCGGCAGCCTGTCAGGCTGTCCGATCTGCGCGAGTAACCAACGCGATATGCAAGAGCTTGAGCGCAAGCGCTCCCAGTTTCGGATTGTTCAACAGTCGAGCGCCCGGATTCCAAAACGTTTCGCGGAAAAGACATTCACCGACTTCGTCGTGTCGAAGCCGGCACAGCAGATTGCGTTGGATGCTTGCTCCGACTACGTCAAGAACTTTTCGAAACACCGCCGGGAAGGTCGCTGCATGTTGCTGCTGGGGAAGGTTGGCACTGGCAAAACCCACCTGGCCATTGCCTCGGCTAGTCACCTGATCAATGAATGCATGGTTAAGGCGATCTACCGCACGGTGGGCACGCTCATCAGCGAGATCCGGGCGACGTTCAATGATCGCTCTGGCGAGTCTGAGGCGCACATCTTGCGTGAGGTGATCGGCGCGGACTTGCTGGTGCTCGATGAAGTCGGCGCTACCAAGCAGAGCGAGTTCGAGCTGGCCACCCTGTTCAGCATCATCAACGGTCGGTACGAGCAATGCCGTCCGACGATCATCGTCAGCAATCTGTCTCCCGCCGAATTGAACGACGCTATAGGCGCGCGCTGTGTCGACCGCATCCGCGAAAACGGGTGCATTGGCGTGGCATTCGAGTGGGAATCTCAACGCGGTAAGGAGGGCTTCTGATGGGTATCAGCTTGGAAGTACCCGATCGCCGCTTGGCTATTCCGGATCCGGCAAACTATCGGTTTGCCGTGTTCTGCTGCTCTTTCAAGTTGGACCTGAGTGATACACCGGACCACGCGTTGGCACTGTTCGCGAATCAGGCGATGGCCGAGCGCTATGGCGTCTGGATGTGGCCAACCACCTTCCAGGTCGTTGACCTCGACGATACCCCCGGTGCACGAACATGAACGCTCTGGTGAAAACCCTGACCGTCAAACTGTCAGATGCCGAAATCGAACGCAATGCCAAAAAGCTGCATGTACGCGACTTGCGCGATGCCAGTCACCCCGCGTTGCACTTTCGCTTTGCGAAGAATCGCGCTCGCGGCTCCTGGTACCTGTTGAACAAACGCCAGTGGCACCGCATCGGCGCCTTTCCCGACCTGTCCACCAAGCAGGTGGTCGCGGCGTTGCCGGCGGTGCGCTTGCGCGTGGCAGCCGATGGCGCTGCCAGTGTTTCGGGTTGGGTCACTGTCGGCGAGCTGCTCGACTGGTTTGCTGATCGCATGTCGCGCTCCCGTTCGCTGTCGGCCAAACGCCGGTCAGCCATCAAGTCAGCCATCAACTGCCAGCTCAAGCCACGCCTGGATGATCTGCTCATTGGTGACGTCAACGCCCAGACATTGGACAAACTGCTGATGTGGCCGGCTCAGGCAGAGCTGTCGCTGTCATACGTCCAGCAGCTCTACCGCCTGCTGGCCATGGCCTTCCGGCAGGCCCGCAAGCTGGACCTGATCCCGATCAACCCGATGGCCGAGCTCAAGTTCGGCAACTTCACGACAGCGCGCATCCTGCCCAAAGCCGCGCGCCTGCGCGACGTCCAATTGCCCGAGCTGGTGACGCAGCTGATCGAACGTTTCGACAGTACGCCAGGTGACGCCATGCTGGCCCTGATGATGCTGTGCCACGGCACTCGCATCGGCGAAACCCGCCAGTCCCGTTGGGCCGACATTGCGCTGATGGAGCGTGAGTGGTTCCTGCCGGCCGAGCACACCAAGAGCAAGACCGAGCTGCGCGTGCCGCTGACCGATCAAGTCTGCGCATTGCTGCGCCGCTACCGTGATCGACAGACCGTCCAAGGCTACGAGGGGCCGTTCCTGTTCCCGTCTCGCCGAGGCAAGGCGCTGAGCGATAACCAGGCCAGTGCCGTGTTTACCCGACTGGGGCAAGGCGCGTGGACCAGTCATGACCTGCGCAAGGTGGCCCGTACCGCATGGACAGACCTCGGCGTAGACGGCCACATCGGCGAGATGTTGTTGAACCATTCGCTGGGCAAGATCGCTTCGACCTACATCAACACCCAGGCTAAGGAGCAGCGTCGACTGGCTCTGGTGAAGTGGCACAACTGGTTAGATGAGCGCGGCTTCAAGGCGATCCACCAGCAGACAGACGTTAGATATGAAGAATCGCAAAACCTCGTAGACGCCTTGAATAGCGCGGCCTGCGAGTCCATTCCGCAATTTGTTAAGGGCGAGGTTTGAAAACATGAAAAAAGCCCACGCCCATGGCTTTCGTAAGGCGCGGATAGAGCTGGAGCAGTGCTTGACCTGCAAGGGAAAAGCAGTGGTGCAAGGGGTGTTTCATAAGTTGGTTTGCGTCGATTGCAACGGCTCAGGTTGGGTGATGGCGGGGAGTCGATTGATGCTTTCTACAGACGAATTGGTGACACAACTCAGCCTCCGATTGCAGCAGGCTCAGTGCGAAATTGAGGTGCTGAAGCGAGGGCCAACGTTTTCTGGACCGGCTGCGTACTACCAACAGAACAACCGTCGAGGTGCCGGCGGATCTAATTACACAGGGGATTGAAAGCATGATGATTCGTAAGCCGGCTGGCCGACCATTGGGAGATACCGAGTACCTGTTGGAACAGTGGGGGTGGTGGCGAATGGACGGGGCAGGGATACCCAATTACACATCGCCGACATTTGCGCTGATGCGCCAGGCGATGCCTCAGGTGTCGTCGAGCAAGAATTATTGCATCACAGACGAGTGGGCCGGAGCTATTGACAGCGCAGTGGCACGGCTCTCACATCGTGATCAACAGATGGGCGATATTATTTGGCTTTACTACGGCGCCAAATGGTCCATGGTCCGGGTGGGCAAGCACTTCGGCATAAGCGAAGGGAGAACGCGGGAACTGGCGAGAGCAGGGACGGCTTGGATCGATTGCGCCGTCGATGCAATACGGCAAGCTGCTTAATCGACCCGACCAGCTGTTTGCATCAAAATTGACCTCGAAGCTTCGAGGCATTGACCGGCACAGATCGACCCAAGAGACGCTCGATAGCGTCTCTCGGTTCTGGATCGCTTTACTTATAGTAGGGCTTGTCACCGATGATGGCCGCGCGCTCCATCTTGCGATGGCAGGGAGGATAATCCATTACTGCATAGTGCTGGGTGCAGCGGTTATCCCATATCGCCACGCTGTTTTTCTTCCAGCGCCATCGAACTTGGTACTCGGGGTTGTAGGCCTGGCTAATCAGGTATTTCAGCAGGTCGACACCTCTTTGGTTGTAGTCCTGGCCTACA